ATCCTCAACCATAGTTTGGTCAGCGATTCCTTCATTGGCCTCAAATAGCCTTTGGTCAGTGCTGGTCACGTCTGTGTATTCCGCAAACGCTATAACACCTGTTTGTCCTGGGTTAATGAAAGCCATTGAAGTCTCCTAATTAGATTGTAGAGTCGAAACTTGCCAATACACCGTATTGTTCGTAGACCACGCCTGTGCCATACATAGCACTTGCAACTACGTCAGTGCCGATATAAGAAGCACGACGCTGTGTTTCGATCTGAATGTCACGCATTAAACCAAAACCTAGAGCATCACGATGGAAAATAGCACCAGAGTAGTCACCAGCGGCTCCGCCTGTGATCAATGGAACGTTGGAACTTTCAAAGATTTGCATACCAAACAATGTTCCAACATAACCCATTCTCATGGCTTCGTTGGCAACATCACCATAGGCACCACCAGTAAAGGCAGCGTTACCTTGTGCTGTCAATGCAGCCTTCAAGTCATAGGCAATGCTTGGGTGTAGAACGCAGGCAATACCGTCAGTTGGAACACCAGCGTTCTTCAACTTGGTTAAACCTTGCATTACTAGAGCAGCAGTGATAGTAGTAGAACTAGAACCAATGACGTTAGTAGTGAAGGATTCGAACTTGCCCATCAAGTCTTGGTCAATTTTCTTGGCAATAGCATTACCAAATAGTTGACCTAGGTCTGCAACAACATTAGAGGCAGATGCATTTAGAGCCAAGTCAGTAACGATGGTGCGTAGACCAACTTGACCAACTGTGAATGTTGCTACGTCTGTAGAAACTGCTGTGTTAGTTACTTCATCACCTTCAGTTACTGCGGCAGCAGTTTGAACTGGGTAAATTGGAACTTGGATTGTCTTACCCTGAGCAGGTGCTAGGGAATAATTCTTAACGAGTCCGCGCATGATACTGCGCTCGTTTGCTACGAACAATGCTTCTTGAACGATTGTAGGCAACAGGTCATTTAATGTTACGCTTGTAGATCCAGCCATTATAAATTCTCCTTAATAGTATTTTAGGCTAACCCTGAAGACTTGCGGAACTCCGCATATATTTTTCTGTCTGCAGGGTTTGACATATTCAATTTAGATATGTCTAACTTTTCACGTGATTGACTAACATTACTCTTGGTCTGCGTGGTCGTTGGACCTGCTGACTTGAAGTGTGGATTAGTATCCAAGAACTCTTTGACTAGATCTTCAACTCGGAAAGGTTGGCCTTTGTCTGAATAACGGACGGTGCCTTTGTCATCGAGAACTTCAACTTCACCACTGTCATTTAATCTTAAATTGGGCTTCAACAATGCTTGAACTTGTTTAGGGTTCACTGAGCCGTATTGTGCGGCAGCATTGACCAATGGTAGATCAACAGTATAACTTTTTATAATCTCATCACGCTTGCGAATTTCTTCGTCTTTCTTTTGAGCCAACTCTGCAATGATTTTATCAAATTCACCACGCTTTTTAGATTCCTCTAACTTGCGTGCTTCATAGTCTGCTTTAAGTTGTCTCAACTCTTCAGGATCACCTAGGTCTTCATACTTGGAAGTGACTTTCTTTTGGATTGCACTTTTAGTGCGTGCCATCATGTCATCTACTTCTTTCTGTGTATAGGTTTTCTCTGTTACCTGGTTGTTGTTATCTAATGACCCAGTGTCATCGTTTGCCAATGTATTTTCGGACATCGTCGCCTTTGCCTCCCTTTCAGAGTGTGATTGGTGGGAAGAGGTAGGTTCTTCCCGTGTTGATATTTATAAAGACCTCCTTAAACGCTTATCGTTTAGGTGGTTTCTTGTCTTTATTCTTTTTAGTTCTCATTCCGCGAACTGGTAGTGGGTTGTTATAGTTGTTCATATTATCTCTTCTTTTCTGTGAAACGATATTTCTGATCTTTAGGTGCAGCCTTGCGGGCTACATTTAGGGCGATGGCCACTGCCTGTCTTTGTGGAACGCCTGCCCGCATTTCAGTCTTGATATTCTTTGCTATGGTGTGTTCGCCATATCCTTTTTTTAGTGCCATTTTAGTCTTCCTCTTTGTGAACATAACCAAGAGCCGCATATTGTAAGTGCTCTTGTTCAGTGCGAGCGATGAATTCCTCGCCTGTCTCTGGATTGATCATTATGTGTGCTTCAAATACTGGCTGTGGTGGCAGGGGTTCCTGACCAGCCAACATATCTGTGGCAAATAGAACTTCTGGTTCTTCACCTAACAATTCAACTATCTTACCATCAATGATGTCTAATACACGGGGATTAGTGGCAGCAGATTTAGCAGTGGACAACTGTGAGAATTCGCGTTGTGTATCACGGATGTTGAATGAACTTGGATATTCAATCTCACCTACCCACTCTCTGCCTTGATACAAGCCAAACAACTTCCATATCTGTTCTTCAGCCAACTCCATGTTGTCAGCCTTCTCTGCCAGTTTGGCATTTAATAGTTGAAACTCTGTTTCCATGGCTATGCCTGACATTGTTCTCTGTGCAGTGGCGCGAACTCCACCAGTAAAACTAATTCTGTCAATGGCTTCAACTAATTTGTCTATACTTGAATGAATACTGGCAACACCAGTGCCACCATGTTCTAGGTAGTAGGGGGCCAAACCAGGATCTGAATTTTCTTGTTGAACAATTATAGCACCAGCACCACTGCCTAATTGTGCTGTGGCTGGAACTACAAGACTAGGATGTCCATCCATTCTAATGCTTTGTTCATTCTCTGAAGTTAAGTTATAGATCATACGCTGTAGGTCAGAGATGTCACCAATGTCACTAACGCCAATGTCCTTGCTGATACCACGTTGATTGTAGACTAGAATAGCAGGAATTATACCTAACTGATTAACTTCTTCAGCCTCTAATCTTGCTTCTTTCTTGACATCATCCATAACCCAAGTTTTAATTGTTTCACGAGTCCACTCACGAACTACTGTGGTTTGATCAACTACTTCTTCAACATACTTAAAATATGATAGTTCATATCTGCCGCCGGGCATACGCTCCCAGTTCCAATCACTGACTACTAAAGGTGTTAACAAATTAACATAGGGGCGAACACCCATGTCTAACTCTTGTCCTAGGCTGGTTGCACCTAGATTAGGTTTGGTCATAATGCACCACGCTGTCCCGAAAACTGAACTCCATATTGAAGTCTGCTTCATAAAACTATCGAAACTTTGACCTTCCATGTTAGCGTCATTTAAGAAGTCTTCAACGTCTGCTTGTCCAGCCCAAGTATAAAACTCACGCTCTGGTTCTTCACGGAATAGGAAACTGATATAAGTTCCTATCACTGATTGACAGTGGTTATCTAGGGGACAATTATTCAAGCGGGCATTGTATTCACCCTGTGTTTCTAATGTATAGCGTGTTAGGTGTCCACTGCGGCGATACTCTTCGCCCCCAACATAACTTTCATATAAGAACTGCCATCTATCACGGTTGCGTGTGTAGAGCCAGTGCGTTGAATTAAGTGCTGTGTAGTCGTCAAGTAAGGTCTGATTGGCCATTATGTTATCCTATTTTATGACTCCAATGCCTTACTGGCAAAGGAGTTGTTGGTTGTCTAATGGGGAACAAATAGTCCACCATGTATCTCAGTGCGTCATTCATGTGATCAAACCCACTGTCTTTGTCTGGTATGCTAGTGCCCTCTTTATAAGTATGCTTCTCAAGACACTCGATAGCATATTTACACCGGGGGTCAAAGAATAGAGAGGTTATACCAGCAGAATTGCGTAGTTTAGCATTTACAGCGTTGACGCCATCTCTGATTGCGTTATGTCCGTGGGGTGCTTTAACAGTAAAGCCTGCTGTTCGTAAGATAGTGTGATCAGTTCTACCACCGGCTGAAGTCTTTCGCTGAGCACCTGCAGGGTCGGGGTAAACTGTAATCTTATGGTGGGGATATCTATTTCTAATTTCTTGAACCATTTCATCTGTGTTGCTTCCCATTAATTTAATTTCATCTATGACGTGCAGTATGTTGGCAGTAGGCTTAACTGCTATCACGCAACTATTATTGTCCACGTTGAAGTCCATGCCTATGTGCAGTTCAGGCAGTGCTTGATCTAATCCTGGTTTATCATAGCCTAATAAGTTATGCTTGCGATCAAAAGCGTAGAACACTCTACCTGAGAAATTAACGAATGATGCTTCAAATTCTTGAGAAAAGGTTCTGGCGTCAAGTGTTCTTCTTGCGGCTTCTATTTCTGCTTCTGGGATGTTCCCACCTTCAATACTTGTAAATTGGAAACTGGCCCATTCATCAGGGTAGTCTTCTGCAAGATCAAATAGGTCTTTAAGCCAATTCATACCTGCTGGTGTTGAGATGAACAGTGCCCAACCTTGCTTGTCTGCTAATGCTGGCCTTAATACTTCTGTCCAGGCTTCTTCATCAATTAAACTTGCCTCATCCATGATTACCGCGTCGAGACCAACACCACGTAAATTCTGTGCACCGCCATCAGCCCCTTTAAGGCTAATGATGCTATTATTTTTTAAGACTATACTCAATTCCGTTTCGTTGATCTTATTGACCCATCTTAAATCTAATAGTTTATTTTTAAGTTTCTTCCAAGCGATCATCTTGGCTTGTCTATAAGTAGGAGCGATATAAAATATTTCTTTATTAGGTTGACTGGCTTCTCGACATATCAACCATATCGCTAATGTAGTCTTACCAAATCTTCTTCCGCAACAGGCTACCTTAAATCTTTGAGGAGCTTGGACAATTTTTCTTTGCGGAATACTTAATGGCATTAGATATCCTGATCAGTCCAAGGTAGAGGAGCGTTGGCTTCATTGTTGACAGGACTTTCTTGCTGATTAAGTATGTTCTTACCCAACCATATCAACATTGTAGCATTGCCACTTAACGCAAGTCTAATCTGTGCCCTGCGTAGACTCTGCTTTAACTGTTCGCGACCTTTTGCTATAATTTCACTAAAATTATATTTTAAGGTGCTTTCTTCTATGCTAAACCAACGTGCTATTTCGCTGTCAGTGCAACCCATTGCAGCCAGTTTATAGACATCTTCATCAAATACTACCTTTTTAGTGATGCCTCGGCCAACCTCATAACCAGTGACTTCTACCGTGATTAGATCCTTGGGTTTAGGTCCTGTTTTCTTTTTAGAGGTGGGGCTGTCTGGTATGTTATCTTCCATACCATTATTTAACGACAGCCGTAAAAAAGCCCACCGTTAAGTGGGCTAAACCTCCTCTTACTGGGAGTTTTATTCTTGTTGACGCTTACGGATTTCTTTAATGATTTCTTGAGCAGTCATACCGGTAGTATCTAATCTATCATTATCTAGATTTTTTAATATTGCTCTAATATCAACAATATGTTTGTGCTCTTTATTAAACTTATCTAATAGTAATTTAAATTCATTCATTTCTTTGTTATCCTTGCTACTCTTTGTCCGCTGATATTATAGACATTGCCATCAGTGATTCTATACACTGTCCTACCATTAGAGTCTCGGACATACTGGGTTTCTGAATATTTCGCAGTGGAATATCCAGACTGGGCGCATCCTGTGAGAGCCAACACTATGAACAAGTATTTCATTCTTCAACTCCATTACGGCCCCAACGAGCATCATTGGCTTTTTTTACTGTTTCAGCCACTTCAAAGGCCTTGATG